GACGCTACAACTATAAATGCAGGTGATGGACAAGACAGACAATTTAGTGGTTCAGGTGCAAGTGTTATAGATGTGGCAAAATTTGGTGCTGATGTTACAACTGACCATGAATTTTATTTAAATAGAATAGATAAAATTTTCTTAGATAAAGAAGGTTCATTTAAAGTGGTGCAAGGTACTTCTGATTTAGAACCACAAAAACCAGAAGACTTAGAAAATGCAACTCACTTGTATACATTGTTTATACCTTCATTTACTTTGTCACCAGAAGAAGTCAATATAACAAGAATTGACAATAGAAGATTTACCATGAGAGATATTGGTAAATTAGAAAAACGAATTGAAAATGTTGAGTATTATACACAACTAAGTTTATTAGAACAGGCTGCTCAATCATTACAAATACAAGACGCTGAAGGATTTGATAGATTTAAAAATGGTTTTGTTGTAGATAACTTTGCAGGTCATTCAATAGGTAATGTTGGAGATGTTGATTATAAATGTTCTATGGACTTTGCAAGAGGTGAATTAAGACCAACTCATCATACAGAGGCAATAACATTAATAGAAAGAGATGATGATGATACAGCAATTGTAGACGCTGATAGAGCAGATACAAATTATCAGAAGACAGGTGATTTATTAACATTGCCATATACTGAAACAGCACAGATTACTCAACCATTTGCAACTAAATTAATACCTGTAAATCCATTTGATATATTTACATGGACAGGATTTGTTGCATTAACACCACAAGGTGATGAATGGTTTGAAACAGAAAGATTACCTGAAATAATTAGTAATGAGACAGGGCAGTTTGACACATTGGCTGCAAACATATCTGGTTCTAATGTTTTAGATAATCCTTTTGGTACTGTGTGGAATCAATGGCAAGACTTCTGGACAGGAACACCAACAGATGTTAATAGAAGAGCAGGAAGAAGGGAAAGAAGAGGTAGAAGACAGTTTAGTGTTGATACAATTACAACTAACACACAAGTATTACAAAACAGAACTGGTGTAAGAACTAGACTTGTTAGTGCTGAGATGAGAGAAGAACTTGGCGACAGAGTAGTTAGTATGAACATACTACCATTTATCAGAAACAGAAGTATTTCATTTAGTGCAACAAGATTAAAACCTAATACAAGAGTATTTCCGTTCTTTGATAATGTAGACATATCATCTTACATTACACCAACAGGTGGTGCATTAGGTGGTAACTTAGTAACAGATTCAAATGGTGCTGTATCAGGTACTTTTGCAATACCTGACCCAACAGTAGATTCAAATCCAAGATGGCGTTCAGGTCGTAGAGTATTCAGATTAACTTCATCATCAACTGATAGTAGAGTATTAGAAGATGTAGAAACAGCTGCTGAAGGCGATTATATCGCAAGAGGTATTTTAGATAGTGAAGGCTCAACAAGAGAATTTAGTATCGTAAGAGAAAGTGTTGCAGATGATAGACAAATTACAAGAACATCAACTAGAGAGACAAGAAGATTTGTAGGTTGGGTTGACCCACTTGCACAATCATTCTTAGTAGATGATGTTGGTGGTGTATTCTTAACATCAGTAGATTTATTCTTTGGTTCAAAAGATGATAATATTCCTGTATCAATACAAATACAAGAAATGGTAAATGGTTATCCAGCACCCAAAATTGTTCCTTTCAGTATTAAATCATTAAATCCATCTTCAGTAAATGTAAGTACTGATGGTACAACTGCTACAACATTTACTTTTGATTCACCAGTTTACTTAGAAGAAAATAAAGAGTATTGTTTTGTTGTCATGGCAATGTGTAATACATATCAAGTTTATGGAAGTAGAATGGGTCAAGAAACATTAGATGGAACAAGAACTGTATCAAGACAACCATATGCTGGTGTATTATTTAAATCACAAAATGGTTCAACATATACTGCTGACCAAAATGAAGACTTGAAGTTTACTATGAAGAAGGCAGTATTTACAACAAATCAAACTTCAACAGTTACACTTGCAAATGATAGTGTAGATACAAGAACATTAGGTTCAAACCCAATTAGAACAACAAGTGGTTCACAAACATTTAGAGTGTTCCACAAAAACCATGGTATGCATGCTACTACAAACAATGTAACAATTAGTGGTGCAAGTGCATGTAATGGTATACCAGCTTCAACTATAAATGCAACTCATACATCAATATCAAATGTAACTTTAGATAGTTACGATATTACTACAACTGATAGTACATCTGCTACATCAACAGGAGACGCTGGTGGTTCAAGTGTTGTAGCAACTCAAAACAAAGCTTATGAGGCATTTAATGTGAATTTACAAACAATGACTGTTCCAGGAACATCATTGTCATACACTATTAGACCTACATCAGGTACTTCTATCAATGGTAGTGAAACATCATTTAGTAGAACATCAGCAACAGACGCTATTAGTTTTATTGCAAACGATAATGTTTACTTTACAACACCTAAAGTTATTGCAAGTCAAATAAACGAAACAAACGAAATGTCTGGCGCAAAATCACTATTGATTAAATGTACTTTAACATCTGATAATGCAAACTTATCACCAGTTATTGATACACAAAGAATGAGTATATTTGCAATTAGTAATAGATTTAATGAACATACATCATCTAATCATCCAGATTTTGTTGCAGACACAACTAATGAAGGCTCAACTTCAGACGCTATGTATGTAACAAGACCTGTAGTATTGGATAACACATCAACTGCTTTAGATATTAGATTATCAGCAAATGTTAGGTCTACTTCATCAATAGAAGTTTACTTTAGAACAACAACATCTGCTGAAGTTAGAAATGTGAGAGACATATCTTGGACACCTTTCAATACGGCAGGTGAAGAAGACACTTCAGTAACACCTGCTTCAAATGACTTTACATTTAGTGAATACAAATATACGGCAAGTGGTCTAACAGGATTTGACGCTTTTCAAATTAAGATAGTTATGAAAGGTAGTAATCAGGCATATCCACCAAGAATTAAAGACATGAGAGGTATTGCATTAGCACTATAATGGCAAGATTAAAAGTACAAGGTCATGTAGGTTTAGTTAGAGATAGTATTTCTAAGGCAGTTATAAATACTAATAAGGCAGACTATCAAGAATATATGAGAAGAGCAAAATCAAGAGAAATGCAAAGAGATTCACTAACTGACGCTATAAAAGAGATAAATAGTCTTAAGCAAGAATTATTTGAAATTAAAAAATTACTTAGAGAGAAAGAATAATGGCATTTACACCAGTCGCAACTACTGATACTTTAGAAACTTTTAGAACTAGGTACAACGCAACACCTCTAACTATCGTTGATGATTCTTCAACTTCAGTAGATATCACACTTGCAACTGATAGTCTAAAGTTATCAGGTGGCACAGGTATCGCTTCTGCTATATCAGGCGATACAGTTACATTTAATTTATCAAATACAGGTGTCTCGGCTGCAACTTATGGTTCTGCTACGGCAATTCCTGTAATAGCAATAAATGCTCAAGGACAAATAACTTCTGCTTCAACAGCAAGTGTATCTTCAGATTTAACAATAGTAGATGATTCATCAACTAGTACAACAGTTTCATTAGGCACAGATACATTAAAAATATCAGGTGGTACAGGAACAACATCATCAATTTCTGGTGATACAGTAACTATTAACTTAGATGATACAGCAGTTAGTGCCGGTGATTATGGTTCTAGTAGTGCAATACCTATTATATCAGTAGACGCTCAAGGTCGTATTACAGGTGTAACAACAGCGGCTGCTTCATCTGATTTAACAATTGTAGATGATTCATCAACATCTGAAGTTATTACTTTAGGAACTGAAACATTAAAATTTGCTGGTGGTACAGGTATTTCAACTGCTATTACAAGTGGCACAGTAACAATTTCTAAATCAAGTACAGCTGCTTACATAGACTACATCTATACAGCAACATCAGGACAAACAACATTTAGTGGTGCTGATGATAATACGAATACACTTTCATATGCAGCTGAAAAATTAGATGTATTCTTAAACGGTGTATTACTTGATGATTCAGATTATACTGCTACTAATACAACAAGTATCGTACTAACTTCTGGAGCTGCAGCTAGTGATATACTAACTGCTAAGGCATGGGAAGTAGATAATGTTTCGGTCTTTGATGTAAACGGCTCAGAATTTGTTCTAGATGTAGATGGTGATACATCTATTACTGCTGACACAGATGACCAGATAGATTTTAAAGTAGGCGGAACTGATAGAGTTGTTATTAGCACTCAGTCTATAAAAGTTCCAACAGGTTCAACAGGAGATAGAGATGGAACTCCAGCCACTGGTATGTTTAGATTCAACACATCCACATCAGGTTTTGAGGGATACAATGGTACTGAATGGGGTGCTATTGGCGGTGGCGGTGGCACAGATTGGCAAGCAGTAAAAACATCAGATTTTACAGCTGCAGCTGGTGAAGGATATTTCATAGACACATCATCAGGTGCTGTAACTATGACTTTACCTGCTTCACCTTCTATAGGCGATGAGGTTGCATTTAAAGATTACGGAAAAACATTTGATACTAACAATTTAACTGTAAATAGAAATAGTGAAAATATTGAAGGAGACGCTTCTAATATGACAGTATCACTAGAAAGTGCAGGTAATACTTTAGTATATGTTGATAGTACAAAAGGATGGTTAATCAAAACAGTATAAAGGCAATAACTCATGGTAGATTACATAGAAGATGTATTAGGTGGTCTTGGAGTAAGAGTAAAGTCATCTAATCCAGCAAATCCAACCGACGGCGAAGTTTGGTTTAACTCAACAGCAGATAAACTAAGATACAATACCCCACCAGGTCCTGGTGTTTGGGCTACAGGCGGAGATTTAAACACAGGAAGAAGAATTGTGCATGGGGGTGCAGGAACTGTAACAGCAGCTCTTTTTTTTGGTGGTAATATACCAACAGGTTCTCCAGCATATTCTGCTTTAAATGAATCATATAACGGTACATCTTGGACAGAAGTTGCTGATTTAAATAAAGCAAGAGACGCACTTGGTGGTAGTGGATTACAAACAGCTGCACTTGCTTTTGGTGGTTTTGATGGTTCAAATAGATTAGGAAATAATGAATCATGGAATGGTTCAGCATGGACAGAAGTCGCTGATTTAAATGAAGCTAGAAAAGCGCATGGCGCTGGTACACAAACAGCTACTTTAGCATTTGGAGGAGAATCTCCATCAGGAGCTGCCAGAGGAGTAAACGAATCATGGAATGGTTCAGCATGGACAGAAGTCGCTGATTTAAATGCAGTAGTAGAAAGATGTGGATGCACAGGAACAACAACAGCTGCACTTGCATTTGGTGGGGATGA